GGGACTTGAACCCGCAAGAACGTTACGTTCGACAGATTTTAAGTCTGGTGTGTTTACCAATTTCACCACACTCGCATAGTGCTTCCTGTGAGGATCGAACTCACCTTAGGCGAATTATGAGTTCGCTGCATTCACCAGATTGCTAAGGAAGCACTCCGTTATTATACCATATTACTCAGGTCTTGTGGGAGGTGTTGCCAATTTAGTGATTGACTGCTTCTTAATAAATGCTCGAAGTTCAGGAGTCTCATCCCACTCCCAGATCTCTTCGTGTCCTTTCTTGTCGATCTTCTTAAAAGTCTTTAAAGCCATGATTTCTTATCCTGAACATAGTTGATTATACTGAGTTTCTGAGGTCTTGTCAAGCCTACAAAAACATTCCTTTGTCGCTCATGTACTTGAGAGTCTCTTTCAAATTACCACGGTGGTCTAGACCAATGGAAATCTGTGGATACTCTGCTTCGTCGCCAAATTCTGCTTTGAATTGTTTGTGGGTAAAATCAAGACCAAGTTTAAACTCTTTTACATCTTGATCACATGCTTCAAGAACCATGACTGCTCGTTCAGATTCTTGTCCGCCGTTGCCATACACTAGTGCTTGAATCATTTTTTCTTGTGGTTATACTCGATTACAATTTTGTTGTGTTCTGTGGTACGGTCACAGCACTCAACGTAGTGTGCTTTGCCGTCCAAGAGTTCTTCAATTTTTTCTACTAAGTTCTTAGCAATATTCAGTTTAGTTGGTCCTTCCCAATCAGCACCCTCTACTAATTTAGTCACACCTTCTAGATGATTTTCCACAGCAATTTTTCTAAAGTTGTCATCGATCATTTTGCCAGTCGTCAATTTGTTCTTGTGTAGGGACAATGATTCGGAAAGCAAGATCTTCCTCCTCAAACTCCTCATTCATTTTTTCATAGGTCTCAGGTGTAATCTTATTGACCTTCCATGATCCACCGACACCACCATCCATATTAACAATGATATCGTCAGTTTCTTTATGCATCTTTCGGTACTGTTCAGCACCTAGGTTATCTAGAAAATCACTAGTCACGTTGTCTCCAATCATCAGGTTTGTCTTGTTTGAACCAATCTACAATCTCATCCGCACCATCGAACCCTGTACGGTAGTTAGAGGGGTCTGGATCGCCCAGACCCATCTTATTCATGAAATCGTCCATACTGCCTTCCTGGATGTCCTGCGCTGCCTGACGGCGTGCTTTGTTCAACCAGTCTCTAGCAGTTGTATGAGCCTTGGCAAGTTTTTCTGCCCAGATCATATCTTCTAGTTTTACATCCTCCTTGTTTGCGATCTTCTTACAGATGAATTCTAAGCGTAGTCTGTATTGAGTAGATAGCATGTTAGTCCCGCAGTTTTAGTTCTAGATCTTCAAGGCGATGATATTCAGCATGTGCTCTTTCCTGTCGGTCGCACACAATGTCGAGAATATCCTCCATAATGATATCGTTATCTACGTAGTCGTCAAGGTAGGTATCGATAGCTTCTTTGAGGTATCTATACCTGTGCCATTCCTTTGAATAGGGTTTGTAGTTCATGATAAAAGATCATTCAATTTATTTAGAGGTACAAAAAAGGGGCACCCTGAAACAGGGCACCCCAATTTGGTGTTCCGACTTGAAGCGACCGCACGAAAGATCGCATCACTATTTAGATCAGAAGGACCAAGTAACACCGACCTTGGTGCCATAACCGTTGTCAGCACCGTCGATGCCACCAGCGAAGGAGAGTTCGCCATAAACATCGAGTGATTCAGTAGCAGCAACGCTACCATAAACCTTACCAGACAGAACGGTGTCAGAATCACCACCGTCAGTGACGACGAAAGAAGGACCAGCTTGGATGCCGTAGGAGACAGCACCAGTGGATCCAGCGTAGCCTACGTGAGCGTCGGTCGTGGTTCCAGTGTAGTCCGATCCAGTGAAACCTGAGTTTGCCTCTACGTTAACGTAGGGACCTGCAAGGGCAGCACCTGGAGCAGCGAAAGCGACGGCTGCGGCAGCAGCAGCGAAAGCAGTTTTGATCATTTTTGTTTTCCTTTGTTGAGTTACTTGCGGAATGGTTACCCGCAGATGGTGGATGAGGTTTTCCCCATCGCATGAATACAATTTATCAGGGTTGCAAGGAAAAAGCAAGGGGGCTTGTGCCAGTTTGCCCCCATTCACATTTTGTATTACTTATGACTCAGTTAAGTTTAATTAATGCACCCTTGATAGTAACGTCTCCAACTGCTGTGACTGAGTATGCTGCGCCAGCAATCTGTGTTATCGCACCTGTCGCTGTCTGTGTGAGTGCTCCTCCTGCTGCCATTGTCAATGCAGCACCTGCAGTGATTGTAGTAGCACCACCACCTGTTACCGTGTTCGATCCACCTGCAGTGTTGTCAATTGCTCCACCAGCAACCGAACTGATAGCACCGCCTGCTTTATTACTGATGAAGTCAGCAGAATCGTATGTCTGACCACCAATAAGAGTCTTGACAGCATACGATGAATCTCTAAATTTAATCAAAGGAACTTTGAAAGGGTTGCCTGCCACAATGTGTTGCTCACAACCACCAACTAGAACTTGATAATCTCCTAGGATATTATGACCGATGTGACCAGGAGATACGATATTAACACTAGCACGAGGATCGAAAGATAGGGTGCTATCTTCTCCAACACCAAATGTCATTCTCTGTCCAATGATAATCTCTTTATCATTGTTTGTTATTTTCTCAACGTTACCAGCAACCATGGAGATAGCACCACCACCTGCTGTTCCTGCTTGGATAAGAACTTGAGACCCACCAATCAGCATTAGTTCTTCTTCTGCTGTAATGATAATCTTTTTCGCTTTAATGTGCCTTTCTGATCCAATAGCATCCTCTACAACATCACCATATGCAATAACATTGAGTGCCTCTGAATCGTCTTCACCTGTTCCTTTATTATACTCAATGTAAGATTTTGCATTGTGCTTTTGCTGCTGACCATTGGTGAAAATACATAGTTTTCCACTGCCAGCACCCTTCTCAACGTTCTTCTCCCCACACCTGAGAACAATCTTACCATCAGATTTTAGAGAAATGAATCCACCATTGTCTGATGGACCATCGATCCTAAGTGCTCCAGAACTTTTGTCTGGCAGTTGTCTTTCATAAATCTCAGCACCAGTTAATGTGCTCTTCTGCCATGTCCTATATTTTGGTCCGCAACCAAGTTCTTGAGACTCGTCAGGGGTAGTCTGCGTAAAGACAGTTTTTGGGTATGCTGATGCTGGTATTTGATAAGACATTATGGACAATCAACGTATCTGCCAGTTCCAATCTTAGTGGAACCAATTGTGGTGAGTGCAATAGTATCTAGACATCTCATGGAAGGTAGCAATTTAGCACCAAATCCTCCGCCACCAACAATGATAATCTCGGGGAACGTATCGTAGGTTCTTGTTCTATCAATAACTCTTCCGCCAATGACTAGTCCATCATCATTGATAACTGCTTCGGCAACATCATCTCTGCCATCAACATAAATTGTTGGTGCATCTGTGTATCCATTTCCTGGTCTAATTAAGGTAAATGTATCGATGATACAGCGAACATTTGCAGATTCTGCAGTATTTAATTTGTAACCAAATCCACTTGTCTTGACTCGAATCTCTGTAATAAATCCATTCTCATCAAGTAATGGAGTAGCAGATGCTCCTCTACCTTCACCACCAATGAAAATGTAAGGAGGTTCTGCCCAAGGGGATCCTGGATTGTCAATAGGAATATCAATGATTCCTCCGCCTGGATCTGTGATAATTTTTCCTGGATCTACAGAAGGCAACTCAAATTCAATAGGAGCATTTTCTGGAGTCTCTCCTTCACCTTCGTCCAGATCACCAAAATCATCTGGACCATCACCATTATCTTCCGCTGCGGTAACTAGAACATCAACAAAGTTTCCAATACCCGTTAGAACAAATCTAAGAGTCTCTTCCTCTTCAACTACACCGTCTTCTTCTAGTCCAACAGTGACTTTACCTTGGTTGTTATTGATTACAAAAGATCCTGCTAAATCTCCTCCAATAATGTCTTCCTCTGTTATACCATCACCAGTCAAGTTATAGTATAGAATCGTGCCGTTGGGCACATTCTCGGTAGTAATTGTATATACAACAAATTCTCCCTCTTTGACAACAGATTTATCTGCAGTAACACTGTAAGTCTCAGTGTTGCTTACAACACCTGGATCTGGAGCAGGAACTCCCTCAGTAGGAATTACTGTTTTCGCTTCATCGGTAAATGTTTCTTGCAACTCTGTTTCAGGATTGAAAGGTTGTGGGTCATATGGATTGTATGGTTCCTTCTTATCTTTTTCAGTAATCGTACATTTAGCGATGTTTCTGATAAAAGATGTCTTATAGTTTAATTCTGGAGAATTGCGTGTCAGTTTGATATAGAAGTATTCATCACCCTCGCTTTCAAGATCAAATAGCGTGGTGACAGGAATCTTTTTAGATGTCTCTCCTGGAGCAAATCCAAGAATACCAGACAATTCAAAATAATCAACTCCTGCTGTTGCAGTTCCTTTGGAAACAAGAGTTTTATATTTTACAGAAGATGCGATGTCAGTAATTCCACTTCTAGTGACAATGAAGTTACCCTGCTGTGCTTCTGTTACTTCAATATCTTGAATATCATAAGTGATTGCAGGTCCGCCTGATACTGTTGTGCCATTAGTTACTGTTGGTAGAGGAACTCCTCCAGTAAATCCTACAGTTGTAACTGCTAGAGTATTTCCTGTATATGCCTCATCACAAACATACTGTGTATAATCTGCACCTGTTGCTGGGAATAAGTTATCAATATCACCTAGTAAATTATCTAAGAAGTCTTCGTCTTCGCCATTATCAGGTTCTTTCTTCTCTCCACTTGTGCATACTGACTTATACTTCGCACAAGTTTGATCTGGACCAGAACAAGAAATACCAAGTAGATCTAAGACAAAATTAACTGCTCCACCAAGAATGTTTAGTGGTGCTGCAATAGCACCAAGAATAGCTTGGAGAGGTCCCAAAACAGATGAAAGAACTTCTTCCATCAATGCATTCATTTGAGACATGATACCATTGACCAGAGCATCAATCTGACAAGCAACTGCTCTGTAAATTTGATTCACCAGTCCCATTAGAACATCAGTTAGCCATGCCGCCAATCTTTCACCAAGATCTGCCATCTTACAACCAAGGTCTTTCAACATATTGTTGAAAAACTCAGTAACAGGTGTCAAGATGTTTCCAGTTTCAGATGGGAATAATGTTGCTTGAATGAGATCTTTAACTGCGTTCTGTAATTTCTCAATAATAAAACCTTTTACTCTAGCAACAAAACTGGATATGACTAGATTTGCCTTGCCAATATATTTTCTAGCAATGTCTATTCCATCGTTAATAGCACCAGTTGCGGGACTTACCAAATAAGTTCCAATGTTTCCGTTATTTCTTTGAACCTCATACAAAAACTCACCAATAATGGTGGTCATTTTTGCGTTAATATCTTGATTGGAGCATTTTTCTGCTACAGACTGACACCAGTCTTCATCTTCCTCTCCAATAACTTTTCTGGCAGGAACATTTACTCTAGGGTTTCCATCTCCGTCACATGTTCCGTCTGGTAATCCACCAGTTCCAGTATTCTTACCTGTATCAGATGCACCCGATGTTTGTCCATAGTTCTGAGTGGTTCCTGTCCCAGCTGCTTTCTGAATGGGAGAACCAGCATCTGCCTCATTGATTTGAGGAATTGCAGTAGTAAATGGCGGTGTTTCAGGTGTTCTTTCTACAAATACTTTTGTAGCACCTGGGGTCATGCCAATGGACCCCATAATAATTGGTTTTTGTTTTTCTGTATCTAGATAAAATCCAATAACCCAGCATCCAATCTCAAGTTGATGATGACCGCCACCACTGTTGCCAGGAATATATGGAATATTCACTGGCATCATCATTGTTGCCCATGGCAGATCCGCAGTGCTGACTAGTTCAGGATCACCTGGATGATCCCCAACAATTCGCACTTTACATCTATAACCGCCCTTGTTATTTACTTCATCAGAAGCGGTTCCCTCAACTTGTCCTACCCACCAATTGAAACCATCATTACCAATTCGTTGGGTAGGAATAATGCTGGATATAATATTATCCATACTAATCAGTTATCATGAATTTTACACTCTGGTGCGCCTGGTTCTTGATCACAGTAGAGTTCTAGTGGTGTGGGATCGTGATGATCTCCTGCCGCAATCTCCTCTTTATGATGTTCAACCCACTCTTCAAGGTCATGTAGTTCGCCCTCAATATGACGACGTGCCTGTGGAGATGTATTTGGATTGTCCAAAATCTCCTTGTCCTTTGCGATGTGCGCTTCGATGTTTTCCATGTGTAGTACCTCCTTTGGTTATTTAGTTACCATGATTAGATTCTACATCACCATAGGAATCTCGCATTAATCTTAAGGTTGTTATAAACCTTCCATTTAGTCCTGATGTAGAATCATAAGTGTGAGTAACTTCTTGTATCAAATAGACACCGCTACTCTCTTGGTCATATGGTTCATCATCAACTCTTGCAGCAGGAGCTTTATTGACCAATTTAATGTCAATAGTATCTCCAGCACAAATTTCAGAATTACCTGGAATTACAACCGTAGCGAGTTGATGCTTCAAAAGTTCATAGCGCATGAGCGACTGCGCTGAAAAGTGTTTATGGAAGTCACAAAACTCACTGGGAGTATCTGCTCCATCTTCCTCTTCATAAGATGCAATTCCTGGTTCATTGTACCATGATTCATGATCTAACAATGCAGAGACAATCCTGGTTGGGTAGTCTGAAACATTCTTATCACCAAATGATATCAATGACGGAGTATTTTGTACTCCAAGATGCTTCATATCTTTGTAAGCATCCTCTACACTATAATGATACTCATTATACTGTCCAGTCGAATGATTGAAGAAAACCATCAAAGTAGAATATTTTCCTTTTCTCATTGATGACATTACATCAACTTCAGAACCAAATGTTGCCTGAGAAATTGTAAATCTGTCATCGGCACCATCACTCTTGTTTGCTGGTTTCTCGATGTATGGTCCCCAAGTATCTTCGTCCTCTGTCTTTAACAAACTATCTACAGAGAAGAAGTTGTAACCTCTTCTGTTCTCCCAGAAAAAATATCCAGCACTACCAGACACAGTTTCTTTTTCATTACTGCTAGCACTTCCACTAGAACTACCAGATGATGGAGTTCCACCAGATTCAACACTCTTGACTGCTAGAGAAGAAATGATGTCAAATGGTCTTCTGTTAGTTGGCAACATTTTCATAGCAAACTTTGTTGTCGCACTTTCTGGATAGATATTCTTCTCTGTCTTTAGATCTTCTCTGAGAATTTTTTTGATAATATCATCTGGTTTTCCAGTCAGTGGTTTCACCAATCTGATGCATTCGTTGTTAAGTGCTTCTACAGAAATTAGACCTAAAGTATATGATTGTGTTTGGTTTTTTGCATATCTATTACCAACTTTCCAGACAACCATCTGATACTCTGTTGGTTCTTCGCTAGAACTAGTCTGAACTGTAACTACAACAGTCTCACCACCCTGAATTGGCAGATCATTCAGAAATCCAGCACTATCGACAACTGTCAAGGTAGCAGCAACAAATGGACTAGTAATACTTTCAACATACGAGAAAGTATTGACCATTTGTTTGATATCGTATCCCTCTGTTTCGCCAAGTTTGGCGATAGCAACACTTTTCAGAGAAAAATCTGATGTAGTTTGTTTTTCTTCCATTATGCTAACGTTCTAAGTCTCAGTTCAGTAAATGCGGCGGTGCCTGTATCACTCATTCCAATTCCAGCAGAAACACCGTTTGGATTTACTCCTCCACCAGATGAATCGGCAGTGGTATAGTAGTTATTAATGATAGTTGGAGTAGGTGTGGCAGCACCTGCTCTCGCAACTTGTGCTGATGTCGCCATGATTGGCGTACCAGTATTTGGATTGGATGCCTTTAGTTCAAAACTCTGGGAAGATACACCACTAGGAGATGCCCAACCCATACCATCAAATTCTTTTACTTGACCATTTTTGATGACCATATCACCTGTCTTATATTTTTTGTTGGGATCATATTCTGGGATTTGTCCTGCTCCTGCTTGAATACGTTCAAAGTTAGCAACAGAATCTGCCCATGACATATGTGCTTTGTTTACACCAGCAGCCGAATCATTATAGGTGGAGTCAGCAGTTCCACCCAATCTATTTGCTGCTTTCTGACCTTGTGGTAATCCTCTCCATGTAGGAGCTAGTTTAGCAGCAAACTGAGAAGCAGACATATTTCCAGACAAGTAATCGTCTAATCCATGCTGCTCTTGCATCATCTTGATTGTTATATCATCCTGAACTTCTGGGGTGAAGAGTGTATCTGCACTATATCCAAATCTTTTTGCTCTATCTAAAATAAACTCAGGCATGTGCTGATATCTACCAATAGCACCTTGAGCATTATTGTGCAACCACCCAATAGTCTTCTCTGTTGCTTTACCAGGAGTTCCTCCACGAGCAGTGTTGAAAACATCGTAACTTCCATTCGATTCTACAGATGCAATCACGTCAAGAACACCTTTTGCACCAGTTGAATTCAGAGAAGTGCCACCCTTTCTTCCTCCACTGACTGGAACTGGAGGTGGTGGTCCCACAATTGGAGATCTTCCTTTAGCACCACTACCACGTCTGTTTTGAGTATTACCATTACCATTACTACGGTCTTTGAATGGATTGAAGAAGTCAAAAACTTTCATGTACAGTTTATCTTTAGCAAATAAACGGAATCCTTCTGCTTGAACCTGTGCAACTTCTTTCTTTCTGCTAATCTGTGCATCAACAAATGCATCACCAAACATCTCAAATGTTTTCTTACCTTTAGATCCTTCTAGTGGGAAAACACCCTCAGCACCTGCTTCACCCATAAGTGCATTGGTGGGTTGTGTAATAATACCACCCCTTGCAAATGGCGTTACACCTAAATCTCTTGCTAAGAGATAACCATCAATACCCAAACCAAGTGGAGCACCAACACCAGTAGCACCTAAAATACCAGAAGTAATTTCAAGACCAGCGCCAAAGAAGTCACCTTCCATAGCACGCTGAATGCCAAACATAATACCAGCAACACCAGCAACAACTGGAATTTTCTTAAGGATAGATTTAGTTCCAGCAGCACCAAACTGCTTGACCATCATTCTTGCTAATGCACTACCTTTTTTGAGTCCTTCTTTTGTTCCTTTCTTGACAATCTGATCCGTCGCTATTTCTGTAGCTTTTAATCCTGCATTTTCTGCAGATGCTATTCTTGCAGCAGCTACCATAGGAGCATCTGCAGTAGAAACGGTTTTTGCTAATGCTCCAGATTCTCCAATAGGAGTAGATCTGACATCTACAGTCATGCCACCTGCGTCAAGAAATTCATCACCAGCAATCTCAGAAAATCTTTTAAGAATTGCTCCTTCATCACCAAGTTTCGCTAACTCAAGAGCTTCCTTTTTTAATGCTTTTGTCGCTGGACCACCACCAAGCATGAATTCTGGATCATTAATAATATCATATAATCCAAATGCAGCTTGACCACTTTTTAGACTTGTTCTTGCAGAACTTTTGGCAGTACCTCCAAGTAGTGCTTTTAAGGAAGTTGCTTTTGTTCCTAACAGTTTTGCACTGCTTTGAGCTATCTTACCGATATCAGGAAGATATTTTCCAGCCTTAACAATTGCTCCTCCTGCATTAGAAGCAGCACTCTTAATTGCAGTACCCGCAGCTCGTGCAGTTTTTGTAGCTTGTGGAGCAGATTTAACGGCAGTTTGTGCTGTGTCTAGGAAACTGCCAGAAAACCCTCCTCCACCACCACCACGACCACCACGACCGCCGCTGCCACCAGAAAGCGATTTAAACCCTGTTGGAGTTAAATAACCAGAAAGATCACTCCCTCCTTCTAATTGCCTTTCTTCTGCTCTAGCGAGTGCTCTATTTGCACGTCTTTCATCACGAGCTTCACGCTCGTTATGCATAGCAACTTGCCTTATTGTTTGCTCTTTAGTCAGAGCAGATAAAGCGACAATTGCTTGTGTATTTCTATTGATAGCGGCGACAATATCTACACCACTATCATCTCTATTAACTCTACCTGCTTGGAAAGCAGCAATTCTTGCAGATTTACTTAGATATTCTCCAGTATTTGCGTCAATTCCTTCATTTACTGCTTTATTGAAGAAATTTCCGCTGTTTAGTGGATTTGTAGTAAAAGTACCACCCTTTCTGGTTGATGGACCTCCTGCAAGATCAGGATTGCTAGTTCCTAAGTATCTTTGTTCTTTTCTATCAATATTAGTAGCATTTCTCCCAACAATTGCAGTTTTTGCTGCCGTATTAACGATACCCGCCTTTCTGGGAATAATAGCACTTGCGCCAGAACCAGTTAGTAATTTTGTTGTAGAACCACCAAGCATCTTTTGTGCTCCTGGTGGTAACTTTGGGACTTGTCCAGCTCCCAGTTTATTCTGGATTTCTTCTACACGAGCATTAATGACACGAAATTGCCTGTCCTTTTTTTCACCGTCGCGCTGCAACCATTCGGCAAGTTGTCCAAATAAAGGACTTTCGCCTGCTACTTCTTGTGGTGTAAGAAAACCGTGTGCCATTACTACCTTGCTGCTGCTTCTTGTTCTTTTTTGACTTGATCTAGGTATTGCATGAGGAGACTAGTATAAACTTGTCTCTCCCAAGGCATCATATTTTCAATTTCACTCAAACTATATTTATGGTGCTGCATCAAGGCGAAATTAGTTTTGTAGTACCCTTCCAAAGTATTATGGAAGAGTGCTATCCGAAAAAATTCGCTAACCCCTGAATTACAAATTCATTTTCAACTCCAGTATTTGGATTTGTCACTTTAATAGTGTGTTTTAGCGTAGGTGCGTATTCAAAGAATTGTTGGAGTTTCTCAAATTGACTATTTGTCAATCCTTCGACAAATTGAACAAATTCTTTCTTTGAAGTTGTAGAGTTGTCATATACATCTTCACCATCAAAAATTTGATCAACACATTTTGCTATAATCTCCAAAATACTATCAGCAGTTGATTCTGTGCCAGCAATAGACACTTTGACAAATTCCTCAAATGACGGATATTTCATAATCACGCCCATTGAGTCAGATAGCATAATTTTGTTGGTATGTCCTTCTGGTTTATCAACCTGAACATCAGTCAAGTTCAAATTATACTTGATTTGAGTTTCGCCGTCATCTTCACATGTTAGCAGCATTTCAACAACTTCGCCAACTGACACAGCACGAATATTGAGGAAAATATACTCCAAATCAAAAATTGCTAAATCTTCAAGTTTTACTCTTGACTGAATACAACCTTTCAAGAGTGTTCTGACAGCATCTTCAATTGCTTTTTCATCCTTTGTCTCAAGTGCCATCAAAAGCACTTTTTCTTCTTTTACGACAAATGGACGATATTTGATTTTTTTGCCATTAGATGGAATTTCCAACTCATACGTTGGAAGAACAACTTGTGGTAATGCCATTATGTTTAGACCAGATCATATGTATATTTAGCGCGACTTTTTGACCCAAAAATTAGCGGAAAAAATTTTCCCACTTTTATGGAATCAATTTTCCGTTTTTGGTCTCCAAAATTCAGAATTTGTAATGTCATTTTTAATCACATGATGTCTCATGTAAGAGAACTGTGCTGTTACCTGAGTGATTTGACTCGTTCCAAATTGTAGAGGCACAGCATCGATAGCGTATGGATATGCTTTCTCTAAAATGTATGTAATAGGTGCTCTTTGTGTGGCAGATGATGGACCTTGTTCTGTCTTTGTAATAGCAATATCACAAACATAATCATCTCTATATTTCAAACGAACATTTCTATTCTCTGGAAACTTTATATCTTGTCCAAATGCGTCAGACTGCATTGCAGTGTATGATTGCCCTGTCTTATTCTCTCCCACCTCACCATAATTTACATCACCTGAGAAAATCAAGTCTAACCAATCTTGCAGATATTTTAATGAGGTCATGTTAGCATCACACATGAAACCCAACTGAAACTCAGTAAATACTCTTGTATGTGGATAACTTACAGAACCACTACCAACATAGATGCCAGTTGTCTGACCTTGTGCGGTATTAGTGTTGGGCAACTGTGCTTCATTGCAGAACATCTCAAAGTAATCACTAGTACCACTGACCCCATAGGATCCACCAGGAATGTAAGTTAATCCTGCTGGTGGATTAAGAAACTTTACGATAAAGTTATTACTGAACGACATTCCGCCGTTCGCTGCCATGGTTGATAACAGGCGATCTATTGACACGCTAAATACCTATGTTGGTCCTTCTATATTTATGGCGTACTCTGGATTTTACAAACCTGTAAATCCTGGTAAGTATCGTGGCAATCCAACTCGTATCATCTATAGATCACTCTGGGAACGAAAGTTCATGGTGTTCTGTGATAATAATCCCTCGATAATAGAGTGGGGGAGCGAAGAGGTTATTATACCTTACCGTGCTCCCGATGGTAGAGTGAGACGATACTTCCCAGACTTTTACATCAAAGTAAAAGAAAAAACTGGTAAGTTAACCAAATATATTATCGAGATTAAACCCAAGAAACAAACAAACCCACCGAATGAGAAAAACAAAAAAACTGCTGCCTATCGTAATGCTGCTCTGACATACGCAAAGAACTACGCAAAGTGGTCCGCTGCGCGTGAGTATTGTGAAGACAGGCAGATGAACTTCTTAATACTCACCGAAGATCACTTAGGAGTCTAGAACAATGGCAACAGGATTTGCATCCATCCAGCGCAACTCGGTCAATACAGACCCTGGATATAAAACTCTCTTCGAGAGAATAAATGCACAAACAGGAGGAGAAAAGAAATCACTCTCTTGGTATCGTAATGCTGTAAAAGCAGAAGCAAGTAAATACAAAAAGAACTTCAACAAATATATTCTGGACGAAAAGTTTGATAGAGTTGGAGCAGCACAAGAGCAAGATAAGAATGAACTGCGTAGATATACAGTAGCAGGTCATCTGTATATGTTTGAGTATAAGGCAAAGATGAAGTGGTTGCCTTACTATGATAGATTTCCTCTAGTCTATGTCATCAAAGCACCAGGCAAAAATGAATTTTGGGGTGCTAACCTACATTATCTGTCTCCAAAGAAAAGATTGATTACTGTAAAGAAACTAATTCAAGGCAGAGTTGATATACCTAAGGTATGTTTCCATAAATATCTTAGTAACCATGTAGAAGGTCTATATCTTGACCTCGCCGCTGATGAATGGGACACTGCCGTTCTGCTGCCGACCGAGGACTACGTGAGAAATATCAATGGAATGGTATTTCCTATTGACAGACAAACTGTTTGGGAAGATACTGATGAGAAATTCTACGATAAAATCACGGGTAAGAGAGCAGTGAGAGGATACGGCACCAAACAATCTAGGGAGATGGCTAAGTAATGAGTGCATTAGGAATTAATAAAGGACCATTAGTAAATAATGTACCCAAACAACCTGGCACTGAGGGAGCAACCACTACCACAGAAGCTTCTAAACTAGATGGGACAAAAATCCCTCAGTATTGGTTATATACTGGTGGAAAATGGACTCAAATCTCTGCAACAAAATATCAGGATTTAAATCCAAACACAGCATCCTATACCGTACTAGCTGCTCCAAATATGGGCAGCACTACAAGCGCCCATAGGTATCCAAAAGATGCTGCGATGGCAGAGGATACAGATTATGTGTTGTTTGAATTCTATGAGTATCAACCACCATTCCGAGGCATTAATAGAGGAGATACTACAGCAGGAAGTTCTGGTAGTGCAGCATACAATCAAAGTGTAAGTGATGAATCATTTTATGAGAAGACTAGTCTGAACTCTGTTATCTTATACATGCCTGAGGATATCTCCACAGGATACAAAGCAAACTGGAGTGGTAAGTCTTTTAGTAATATTGGTAGAGATGCATTGACAACTGCATCTTCGTTGTCAGATGGAAGATTTATAGATTCACTTGAAAATGCTGGCAACACCACAAAGACTATGTTCGATCAAATCATACCCAATCTAGGAGAGAAATCAATCTCTGCAGTTATCAGTAAAATTACTGGAGAACAGATTGGAAACAATGAAATCTTTGGAGCGACAAGAGGTGTAGTTCTAAACCCAAACGTTGAACTATTGTTCAGTGGTATTGATCTTAGAAACTTTTCGTTAAATTATAAATTAGTTCCTAGGAATGCAGAGGAAGCAGGTGAAATTAAAAACATCATTAATTGTTTTAGAAAAGCAATGCTTCCAACTTTCGCACAGTCAGGAGACATTCCATTCACATCTGCAGAAGGTCTCCAGAACAACTTCATTCGAGTTCCTAATGTCTGTAGAGTATCCTTTATGAAAGGTGGTGGTCTGAATCAATTTGTACCACAATATAAGATGTGTGCTATCACAGAAGTTGATGTAAATTACACTCCTGACGGAACCTATGCTACATATGGTGACGGTAACATGGTTGCCATCGGTCTTTCACTATCATTCCAAGAGACCAAACTTATCTTTGCAGACGAAGTAGAGAAGTACTAATGTTTTTTTCACTAGTTCCCAACATCTCATACGATGAGAAACCAATTAGTTATCCGTTCTCAGAGTCGGACTATGTAACTGCGAAGAATTTCTTCCGCAGGTACAAAATCAATGATGATGTGTTCTCATACTCAGTCATCTTTAGAAAATATACTATCATTGACAATGAGAGACCAGATACTCTAGCAAAGAAAGTATATGGCAATCAGTTCTATGATTGGGTCATTCTTCTGACAAACAACATGATTAATGCACAATATGATTGGCCACTATCAAACTATGCGTTGTCTAAAGTTCTAGAGAGCGAGTATGATGATCCCTATGGAACCATAAGACACTACGAAACTTATGCGATAGGACAATACTCAGATGGCACTCGTGTTGATGAGACATTCTACAACAGCACACACAAACTAAACATCGATGGTTCTGTTGTAATAAAAAATGGTAACGAGATTTGTCGTCCCGTTACCATTGCTGATTATTATTCTGCTGAGAATGAGAAGAAGAGAGAAATCTATCTACTCAAACCAGCATATTTCAGACAGTTTGTTGATGACTACAGAAAGAAAAACATTTATAAAAAATCTGGAAGTTATATCAACCAAAGACTAAAGGCAACTGGATGACTTTTTCGGGCAAAATTTTGCCCGAATTTTTTTTCCAGATTTATGGAATTCAATCTTCCAATTCCCAGCAGGTAGGACGTGCTAACTCTGGGTTTTTTTGTAGTGCTCTATGCACATGCCCATGAACATCTAGTTCTAGAGTGTGGTGTGCTTTAGTATGAACAAACTCAATGATCCCGAGAGATCCGCAGATCATTAAATTTAGAACAGTGACTGGATGAAAGATAACCGAAGTAATCTTTTTCATCTGGTGAAGTAGCGATCCATACGGAGTTTAATGTAATACATTCCGATGACCCACAGGGAGAAGAGAAACCCCTCCCCGTAGTCCATGGAATTCCAAGCGTGAACTACATCCATTATTTAAAAAGCAAACTGTAATAAGTAGCGACAACTAAGAGGGTCAAACAGACCCTCTCGTAGTTCCATCTCACTCTTCTGCCAAGCGAGCGAAGTAAGACAGGGCATCGTCATCATCGACGACTGCCTCTTCCTTGACGGGAGAGGGAGCACTCATCTGCTGACGGAACGATGACTTAGGTGTGATGTCAGCATCGTTGAACCCACCAGTAGCAGCGACAGGTTCATACTCTTCATCATCAACAGTGGGAGCAGCAGCACGTTGTGCAATGCCAAGCACCATGTTCAGACGACGCTCAAGATCCTCGTAGGACTTGAACTGATCCTTGGCAGTAAATGCCTCAAGGGAGTGCTCAGTCTTCCAGATGCTTTCCAGTTCATCATCGTCTGCACTGAGAGCAGAGACAGAATCAAACTCAGAAGAATCATAGTTCCAGTAACCTGCAACCTTCTTGATCTTCA